TGAATCTGAGACATCTTTCTCCATGTTTAGAACTATATAGGATAAACCATATCTTTCTTGATACTTTTTCATAGAGTTAATACCTGCTTCATCATTATCAAACATCACACAGATGCTTTTATACTTATCCTTTAACTTTTCAATACTAGTTTCTTTTATGATTGTATTCTCACTATCGGGTGCTATACATTCCACATTATTAAATCCTAGTTTATTGAAAGCCATTACATCTTTAAGTGAGGATGTAATTACTAAATAATCTTTAGTCAAGGTTAATTGCTCAGAACCCTGAATATAGTTAGCTATCTTTAAAAACTTTTTATTCATGTTTTTAGGTTGATAAACCTTATATAGTGTACCATCATTTTTAAAGTACCCATATAGGTTTAACCCTGTAATTGTAATTTCAGATATGCTACCATCAGGTTCAGTCTTTGTCATCTTGTAATACTCTAATGGAGATACATTGTATGCTTCTAACATTTTAGAACCAATATGATATTGACCCCAATAGTTTTGATCAAAATTAGACCAATGTCTTATAGTATAATCAGTTACTTTATAATTATCATAACTTTTAATTTCAGGAGCCTTATATGCTCTATTTCCATTTAAAAATAACTTGTAATCAACAATGAGTTTAGATATAGCTTCTCCTCTACTTAAATTAAACATACGTTCAATAAGAGATATTGGATCACCCTGTAAACCAGATGAAAAATCTTTATACTTATATTTCATACTGTTTGCATCAACATAAATATACATTGACGGTGTCTTCTCAGTCTTAAATACAGATTTGATTTTTATCTGTTGACCATCAAGTTTTTCTGTAAGATTTAAGTAATGCTCAAATATCCATATCACTGGTACATCACTTATTGAAAGAACATTGTTTTTAGTTGATATCATAATTTTTAACTTTAATAAAAAAGGGAGCCTTTTTCTGACTCCCTTTTAAACTATTGTTAGTCTAAATCAAAGTCAGAAGCTACCTTGTTTGGTACTGATAAGTCATCTTCACCTGATCCGAATGCATCTACTTTTTTAGCTTCAAGCTTTTTCAAGTGTAATGTTTCAGAATATAATAAGTGTTTACCTGAACCAAGTTTAGCAAAGGCAAAACCATCTTTAGAAGATTTTGGCAAATATAAGTCATAATTTGTATAACCTGTTTTACCTTCATACTCTTTACCTGCAACACAGAAGTCCATATATTTATCTTTAAATGGAGCTGTCTCATTGAATGCAAGGATGAAGTCTTCAATAGTATCATGCTTGTTATCTTGATCATCAAACCATGCTAACATATCTAAAGTAGTACAGATAGATTTCAAGAATACTAAGATAGAGTTATCTCTATAAATTTGTACTCCTGATTTAGTAGTACCATCAGCAAATGCATACTGACCAGCTTTTACTCTACCAATTTGACCTTTGTAATTACCAGCTTCAGGCATATCTTTATTCAACATGAAACCTTCAAACCCTTCAATTGGTTCAGTTTCTACGTTTAAGATAATCTGTATTGCACCAGGAATAAACTTGAAATCTTCAGCCATTAAGCTATTGATTTTTAATTTATGATTACCTGGAGTAATTGTTTTTGCTAATCCATTACCACCTGTTGCTACGTCTTTAGTTCCTATTGCCATGTTTTCTTATTTTTTATATTATTAATTATTTATATACTTCATCCCAGTGAGTAGTAACCCCACCATTTTCATTTACTTCACTGATTACAATTTCTGCATTTCTTAAATGATCAGGTCTTGCTCCACAAGTAGTCTCCTCATTAGTCTTGAAACTCAAGATAACCTTGTTACCTTTTCTGAACATATAACCAATTGCATCTGCATTTGCACAGATTAAAGATTTAATTTTACCCGTTAAATCAATATTAGCGGCCATTACCATCTCACCTTTATCATCAACTTGTTTGTCTTTGATATGTCCAGATAAGATAATATGATCAGCTAACTTATCTATATAATTCAAAACATCAAAGAATGCTTCTCTTACATATAAATAACCAGCACCATTAGGTAAAGTAATTACGTTGTCTCCATCATAATTTTTACCCATTGAAGTAGCTTTGTACTTCTTAACTGCTAACGGCATAACCATTTCTTCCAATGCAGTAACTGTATCAATAGTGATAAACTTATAAGGTTTACCAGCTTCTTCTACAGCTTTACCAACAGCTAATAACTCTTTAAGACTGTTAGCTTTTACTTTTAATGCATCCACATAATCAGTACCATTTTCCAAATCAATTATCAAATTGTCTTCTAAACCAGCAAAAGCAGTTGTCTTACCTGTTTTAGGTTTAGAGTAAATCAATAATCTCTTTGGGTTTGTTCTTGTTGCGCTCACTTTTTTAGTGGGCAATACCAATCCATCCATTTTTTACTTTATTAAATCATTTAACCATTTTCTGTTACTCACTGGTTTTTTCAATAGTATGGCAGCTAGATCTCTCACAGTTAAACTGCTTAGAGGAGCATCTAAATCTGGATCCATAATATCATCAAAATCAGGGAATAAACCATTTACTTCAGCACTTTTAATTTCAGTCTTCTTAGGTTCAGCCTTTACTTTTATCAGTTCTGATACAGGAATCAAATACCTCACATGACCTTGGCCATTTGGTTCAGTAGTTTCATATTCCTCATCATAAAATGGGTTATATTTCCATTTATACAAAGTTCTTGTAGGATCTTCTGGGTCAAGAGCAATACTAGTAAATTCAGTATATATATCTTGTTCTCTACTTAATTCACTCTTAAAGAATCCCATGTGTAAATCATCTTTACCATAAGGTCTATAAGCACATTTAGGTATAAATAATGGATTAGAAATATCTAATGCATCAAAAACCTTTTGGTGATACTTCACCAACTCTTCAGTCTTTTCTTTTCTGTTAAATCCACTGGATTGGTTACCAGAGTCTTTTGTTGTTAATCCCATATACTAATTATTTGGTTCCAATTCTTTTTTCTTGTTGAGCAGGAGTATTCATTTCTGCAATACTCATCTTTTCAAATTCTGCTTTAAAGAAACTCAATCTGGTATCACCATTTCTACATTTTAAGAAATGCAACACCATCACTCTATCATTCTCAATTATAAATCTATCAGGGCCATAGAATCTGATCTTTTGTTTTGCTGGTCTATTAATACCTATTACAGTATCAGCATGTTGTAATAATGCATCAGCACCAAATATGTCTGACTCTAATACATAGTTACCATACTTACCATCTTCTGATCTTTCAGGGTTATCAATATTTCTATTTAACTGACTTAATATTATAAATGCAATAGGGTATATTCTTTTCAATGAAGTCAATGCCTCACCAAAATTATTTAATGTTTCATTCTTATCCTTTTCAGTCTGAGCTTTTTTAACAAGTAAAGAGTGATCCACAGATATCAATGTTTTCTTATAGTGTCTTACACCATTTTCATCAACAGTAGAATAATAAGCCATGTATTCATGAATTGTTTTTACAAATTCATCTACAGTACATGGTTTTTCCACAATATCAATAGGATACTTTACTTTTTGTTTAGCATAATCATAACACTTTTGTAAATCTTCCGGACTCAATTGTCCATCAGCACTACATAAATACTTATATGACTTACCAATAATACTTGAGTACTCTCTAATTGCAGAAGATCTAGCTAACATCTCAAACTGAAACTGTAATACTCTAAAGTCTTCAGCTGGATTTAAAAGAAATGACTCTCTTACTATTTGTTCTACTATTAAAGTTTTACCACTTGCAGGTCTTCCACCAATTACAGTCATTGTATTCCATTCAATACCATCTGTCATTGCATCATTAAATTTAGGCCATGGAGTTCTAAGACTTTTAATCTCACCTGCCATTCTACCTTTTAAATAATGTAATGATTCTTGAAAACCTTCTTTCTGACTATTCCACTTTAATGGTGTTTCTGCTTTTCTCAACATTTTTATGCAACTATTAAATAACTTTTAACTTGACCCTGTTAAAACTAGCATGCATAACACTAATGATTATCTCAACTACTATAAAATTAATTACACTAATCTCAACAATAAAAGCATTAGTTACCGCATAGCCAAACAGAGTTCCCACTACTGCACAGAGCAATAGTGATACTCTTGACAATTTACGCATTATACAACTCTTTCTTTAAAATGTGTTTGTGTTGGGTCTTCTCCACCGTTTAACAACATATCACAATAATTAGCTAATTCAGAATCATATGTTTTATCTGATCCTTGCTTTCTAATAAAATATTGTGATGTTCTCATATACTTAAATCCATTTACTTCATATTCATCAACATACTTTCTTGTAGCATCAAGTATGGTTTCCCATGAGTAACTGTGTGATTCAAAGAACCACTTGAAATTATTCTCAAGATTCTTCTTATCTGACCTAGCATATTTACCACTTGGGAGTTTAAATTTAGGAAAAATATCTAAATAAGTTTCAATATTTTCCATAAAGTTTTCACCCATTACACTGGTACTTGTTTTCTTTTTACTTGTCTTGAAGTATCCGTCTAACTCTTGTAACAGAATTATTGACTTACCTTCAAGTGTTAAATCAGCTCCCAACCAACTACTTGATTGTAAGCGTTTTACCTCTAATGCATCATTGACAAAATCATTTGTTTTGATTTTATGTTTGATACAATAAAGTATATACAACTGATTTGGACTCAGGTTATTCTTAATTAATAGATTGAATATTTCATCCATATTACCATTTTATATCAAAGTTATAACTCTTTTTTGTAAGTTCTGATACATTGTTGAAAACATCTTTGCAATCCCACTCTTTTAAGTGAGAATATGCAGCTGATGCTGGATGTGATACTAACAATTTATTACAGTTTTCACCAAGATGTACCATGCTTTCTTGTGCTATTTTTCCCATAAATACATAAGTCAATCCAGGATTATATGAATTAAGATAGTCTAATAAATAGGCCATCAAAGGTTTCCACAACTCTGAATGTGATCCAGGTTTTCCTATTGTGCATGTCAAAGCACTATTAAGCATAAGTATCCCTTGATTACTCCATCTTTTGAGATCAATATCAGTAGATTCTAACTCACCATTATAAACAGTTCTATTAACAGCATCAAGAATATATCTTAAACTAGGTAATGCTTTCTTTTCAAAGCTACATGAGAATGCTATCCCATCAGCTTGTTCAATTCCAGGATAAGGATCTTGACCTATCATGACTACTTTAAGATCAGTATAAGGTGTTTCCTCAAATGCTCTAAACAAGTATTTCATGAATGGTGTAAATCTCCTATCTTCCTGTGAATCTTTAATCAATTTCAATAAAATATTATCAAACTCAGTACTAAATATGAATCCTCTAAGCACTCTAGCCCAGCCTGAATCAATTAGTTTTGCATTTAATTTTTCTTTTATATCATTAATATCTATATTTGTTGTCATACTAATTTTTAATTATATATTATGGCTGTTAAGGTAAAAGAACTAAAGGATGATGCTCTATTAAGTGTCCAAGTAAACAAATCATATTACTTCATGTTGAAGAATACACTTTTTTACTTATTTAATCAGATTCAAACTCAAGGTAAAGAGGAATCTGAGAAATCAATTGAAACTATTAAAGCTGCAGATTATTCTAAGATGTCTCAAGTTGAGCAATCTTTTTACACTGTAACATTAATGATTTCTGAAATTGAGAAACTATCAGTAGAGCAAAACCTTTTTGATGAAAAAGAAGTACTTGAACCTGGTGATGAAGGTTATGTTGAACCTACGCTAGATTAATATTATACTCTAGACCAATTTCTATACATGCTTGAATAGCTTGAGATAACTCATCATTTGAACACTCAGCAAATGATTTGCACATCTCAAGCTGTTTACCTTCATCATTTACATCAAAGCATAAACCTGCTTGTTTCTTAACTATCTTTTTCATTTCCTCAAAAGTATACCCAGATTCTTTAGCCATTTCTCTTACACATGCGTGTATCTTTGAGATTTGAGCATATGAACCTCCTTTACCTGGTACACTAATGAACATATCTACTTCCTCACCTTCTTTGATACTGGCAATAAAGTTTTTATATACAATACCATCTTTATCTGACTTATAAGTCAGTTTCCCCTCTTTCTTCACAAACTTTGCACTGAACATAATCTTAAATTTTAAAAGTTTAAACTTATAATGGTATTTTACTCCATTTTTTAAATAAATTAATTAATGTGATGACATCATCAACATCTGTCATTGCAACACCCCAAGAGTGCTCATACACTTTCCATTGATTATTAGTTATCTCATCACTTTCTATTGATGTTAGTATTACATCAGAATTGATCTCATACTTGTAGTAATAATAATCTTTTTGATTACCAGATTCTTCTTTAGGTACAAATACTCTTTCAAAACCTACTTCTTCTAGATCTTCTTTTCTCATTTGCTTGTTTTATCTATTATTAATAGTTTCTCAATGTGATCTTCAGCATCCATAGCTGTAGAAAACAAGATGATAAAACCATCACAATCTTTTACATATTTCCAAAAACTAAAAAACCCGTTTTTAGTTTGCACAAAATACCCACCGTATGAGTAATCTGATTTTAATATTCTAAATCTCTTTTTCATATATCTACTGACCAAAGTATTTAATCAAACTCAGGATTCTTATAAAACCCACTTTCTATATTTTTTTTCATGTGTTCACCACGCATTTTTCTCTGATTATGTTTTTTAATAATCAATGAATTATTTTTTGGTGAATTTTTTATCAGCCTTTCTCTTCTCATCTTACTTGTCTTATTTGTTACTTTATAATTAGCCCATTTAAGCATAAGGATTTCTTTATATAAGTCTTCCATAACTTGTTTTTCTTTTTTAATTGTTTCTCTAATTTGATACCAGATCAAAGATAAAGCTATTCCAACAATATAAAACAACACCATCATAATTTGTGAGTATAAATCATTAAAGTAATCTGATACATACTTGGTGCACCAATGTCACCAAACTCTTCAT